ATAATCTCCACCAGATGCAGCTGCAGGTGAAGAAGCATTACCGTCTGTTCTTTTACTTAATGCACCAGGACCAGAAACAGCATTACTTGTATTAGCAGTAGGTTTTCTATATCCTCCACGACCTGGCATTATTTATCCTTCCTATAAAAATCCTTAGTTATAAAAATAATAATACCTTCTGCTGGATATATAATGTTTTGTACATCTTCAGATAGTACATCAAATTCATCTTGTACACCGTATTCGTTATACACCATATCCCAAAATTCGTTTTCTACGTATTCTTCCATTACCCACCAAGAGCTTCTGCAATGGATGGTGGGGCTTGTGGTGGCAAGCCCTGTCCACCCAACATTTGTTGTTGAATCATTGCTTCCTGCTCTGGTGTCATACCAGGTTCTTCAGGAGTATAAAATTGTTTCATAATATCAGTTATAGCATTCGGTTGCTCGTAGATTGCTATAGCTGCCATTGTTGCAGATGGGTCACCTTGTGCTGACCTAGCTAATATAGAATCAAATAAAACACCTTCTGCTTTATTTTTTCTAATACGNTCTTGTACTTTTTGTATATTTTCTAAACCATCTATGTTATCTTGTAAAGTTTCTGTGTCTATAACACCAGCTTGTAATAATTGCAAACCAGTAACTATTTTCTGTGGTTCATCAAATCCTGCCATAACTCCATAGATACGTCTTGTTCTTAAGTCTCCACCTATATCTTTTAAAGGTTGATAGTTTTCAGAAAAAGCAGAACCGTTAATATAACCTATCATAGGTTTTTTTGTCACACCTGTTGTGTATGCTAGAACAACATCCATTTCTAATCTTTTAGCATCCATTTCAACAATTGCGTTTTTAATAATTTCTCTGTACTCGTTTATCATTAATGACATTGCGCCATTAAGTTCTTGTAAACCAGCTCCTGTTACAAACGAATTAGGTGACTGCGCATCATCAGTAACAGGATAACCACCAACAAGCCTCAATTGTCTTTCTAATCTATCCACTTGTTGGAACAATTGATATGGCATGTTATTTTGTGGTTTGCTGACCTGTGTACCTGGTGACAAATAGTTAACGGCAAATCTACCTTTTCTATATTGTCCAGACTCTAGTTCACCAGAAATGTTTGTTTCTGTAAATACTGCATCTTCCATAGCGATAGCAGACATAATGTTTATCTTTGCCATCATACCCATAAGACCTATGACATGGTCATACTGTCCTTTAAGTTGGTCAAAAGAAATACGTTTCATAAACACAAACGGTGGAGTAGAAAGAACGTTTGGTATAAAATCTAAAATTAATTTACGTTCAGGAAATACTATGTATGTACCACCTTGGTCATAGTATTCTATTATTCTTAATCCAGCTCGTGTGTTATCTTCCCAATCCTGTGCGTTGTTTGTATCATAACTTAAAAATTCTGTAGGAACAGGTGTATAATCTTCTCCTGTTTCATCATCATCTTTTCTCATGATTTCATCTTTAAACTCAGGATAAATTTGTGCAAGTTTATATCTTGGCACTCGTCTAAGAACTGCTAGTTCTCTAGGTTGTTGGTCAGGACCAAAGTTTCCAGGAAAAGTATCATACGGGTCTCTTAGTTCTGCACTAGGATACACGTAACCATTACTGTCAACTTTAGTTGATATTACCCAAGCACAATAACCATAACCTGGTAACCATCTAGATGCTTGTGCTAACTGTCCTGTTAGATTTTGTGTTGCATCATAAGATGTTACTATTCGTTCTAGTTTTTCTGCTTGAAATTTAGCTCTCTCTGATTCATTACCATTAAGAATATCTACACGTACTTGTGGTACACCAGATATTTTTTGAGCTAACCTATCAATACCTGATTGTAATAAGTTTGGTGCAGGTAACAAGTCTGCATCTTCTGCATCCATTGAGTTACCAAGTAAAGACTTCATGCCTTCACTACCACCATTTAAAATAGCTTTAATACGAGCTTTACTTACTTGTCGTTCTTGTACTGCTTGTCCACCGACTAACTCAGAGGCGCTTTCAATAATTTCATTGTATGTTTTAAGGTCTAAGTTTTCTATCCCCATGGTGCATCATTCATATTAGTTAATTTAAAATCTCCATAACTTGGTTCGTAATCTGTTCCAACGTCAGCTAGACGTTCTTTTTGCATACGTCTAAATACTTTCATCGGAAACCAACTAGCCATAACTATATCAGTTTTTTCCTTGTTTCGCTTTGAAACAGGTTTACCATCAAAGTATAACAACTGTTGTCTGTATTTTTGTATTTTAGCACTACTTTCTGAATCACCTGTAGGTAAATGTATTTTTCTATTTTCAAACAAATCTGCCATTGCACCTACACCATATAGTGGGTCATGTTTGTTTTTACCTGTTAGATGTCCTTGTAACTGAATACCACTACGTAATGTAAATTCTTTTATCTTATCATCTTGACGTATAGCAGTTTGAAAACCGTTTTCTTCTACTATCCATTGACGACAATCATACTTGTGTAACCAATCTGACATTTGGTCAAGTGCAGCCCTTACTCCGCCCCCTTGCCTATTTTCTAAATCTACTAAAAACAATTCGCCTCTATATGCATCTATACCCCAAAGTACTGATGCTTGGAATCCTGATGATGCAGGGTCAAGTCCAGCTACTAAATGTAAATTTCTATAATGTTGTCCCATAACTAAATCTGGTCGCATACATTGGTCAACCATGTTCATAGTAAAGATTTGTGTACCTTCTATGTATGTTTGGTTATAATACACCATCTCAAATATCTGCCTACCACCAGTAGATTCAGCAGAACGTAACCTAGACATTAACCATTTGTGTGAACGTTTAGTAGGCCATAACATACAATCTGTATGTACTTCATCAGTATGTTCTGGTAGTTCACATTCTAGTTTGTGTGCAGATTCAACTATTGATGTAAAGTTATCTGATTCTAAAAGATGGTTATATAAATCATCAGGGTGTTGTCTTGAACCTATAACAACAACAGCTGTGTGTTCTTCTTTACGTGAAGATAATGTTGTTGTCCACCATTGTCTTGTAGATTCTCTTGCACCAGCTTGCATAGTCGTTTGGTGGTCTTCAATGTCATCTGCAATTATTAAGTCACAGTCACGTGATAATATTTTTCCACCTTTACCTACAGCAACCATAGTAGGCGATTTAATACCAGCTACAGTTCTTGTACCTACAGTAAATTGATTTTGTGACCAGTTCTTACCAGAACGGTTATCTGGTTTAAAAGATGTACCTGGGGGACAGTATGCCTCTCTAAGTTCTTCGTTCGTGTCAAGCACGTCTAGGACTGCGCTAAGGGCATTTTTAGCTATATCTTCGTTTCCTCCTACCCACATGATACGTAGGTTTGGATTCTTGCATATCTGGTACACAGCAAAATGTATTAACAGTTCTGTCTTTCCATGTCTTGGGGGGCTTAATATTAATAATTCTTTACCGTTATTAATAGAATCTATAATGTTATTTATCCAATTAGTATGGAAGGGGGCTGTTTCATACTTCTTACCTAGTTCCGTACGAAAATATTTTTCGCGGAAGCTAGAAAAATTCTTTAGACTCTTTTGTGCATCTTCTGATATTTCCCATCCGTCAGCAGCGATGGAGTTCCTGGTGTCAATTTTGTAGGCAGCTGCCATTCGAGAGACGGTAGCCGAGCTAGTCTCAAGGAGTAAAGATACCTCAGCTACACTAATGTCTCCATTAGCTAGTAACTCGGCGTATCCTTCACTTACGAAAGCTCGGTAATACGTACCTCGTCTAACACTAGCGTAGTCGCCATCATCAGATTTTAGTTCACGGTTAATTGGTTTTTCAACCTTGTCATTATGTCGCTTGTCGGCTGCGAACTGTCTCTTTTGACAGGTAGGTGAACAAAATTTTCTTTGTTTCCCACTTAATCGCTTCCTACAGCCTTGAGCTATACATACAACATTTTGACCCATTTAACTAACTTTCTGTAGATGTTTGCGTAGTGCTAATTATATGGTACTATACTCTCAAATACAAACATCAAACACAAGTAATTTGTTACAGGTGAAGGTGCAATCGGGATGTAGAAAGCTGCTGACTGGCGAGACAGTACACTAGAAAGACAAAGGCAGTACCCAAGGACATTAGAAAGCGTTTGATTAGGCACACAATTACTAATGCCCGCTAGTGCCTAAAAAGACTGTAGCCACCTACAGTATTACAGAATTACCAGCATATATTTTTAGCCTTACATACTATATATAGAACATCAAGGTTAACACTGGTAGGTCAAACAACACTCAGTAATAAACAGTATTGACAGAATGTCAATTCTTTTATGTACTGTACTGAGTGTCTTTACCTTACGGTAAAGTGACCTACTATATATAGTATCCCTATTGATTTAATACCATATGTAGTGTATTGATATGACTATGCATACATATGGATACTATATATAACTACAGTGTTATCCGTCCAATGTATTACATTCCAACTGTTCATTAAGTTACTTGCCTCTACTGTATTGTGCTAACAGTACAGTGAGGATAACTTAATGTTACAGACCTTTGTCGCCGAGGCTTTCGAGTGCGTCTTGGTCTGTCATACTTGTATGTCAATGCCAATCTAGTATTACCCATAGATATTCTCGTATCCTATTTTCTAAGTCCTTTCGTATTTAAGGATTTTCCGTCTTGGCAGGTATGTAAGACAGAAAATTCATACGAAAGGACAAGAAAATATGGATACTGAATATACTAAGTGGGTAAATACTATCGATTGTGGCATATGTCATACTGAAGTATTTCCAGACGAAAGACATCCTATCAAAAGCTACTTCGGACCACAGAAGGGCTGGGTAACATGGAAGTCGTACCTACACGGCGACTGTGTTGCACAACCGACAGCTGGAGGCAAGCCGAACTTAATTGAACTGCATAAGGAATCTAAAACCTATATTGCACGTAAATTAAAAGAGTTGCCTAAATTACAAAAACAAATTGATAATATCAAGCAATTATCATTATTTGAGGGTAGTGAGGCTTAGGCCTTACTATTCCTCAAGAAAGGAATATAACTATGAAAATACCTATAGGTGATTCTACACATAACTTAAATATAGAAGTTGATATGTCTAATCCAGAACATGTAAAGCTTGTCAATCAAATAAAACAAGCAAATAAAAAATTATGGAATATGCACAATCAAAGTCCATCATCATTAGCACAATTAAAGAAACATGAATAATATCCTTTCTCGTATAACTATGTCTTTAGCTAAATATTTTCTTTCAGAGCGTGGTGTGAAAGAAAAATTTATCTATGAAAGACATAGATGATACATAATAGAAAGGATATATATTATGGCAAGTAACGTACCTTACGAGGTAATCTGTGCGCAAACAGGCGCACAACTCACAGAGTGGAGTCAAATGGCTGTCACTCATGGCTATTCAGCAACTCAAGGTAAAAGTAGACCTTACTTTTTACACCTTGATAAAACTGATACAGAAGTTGCAGAGCAACTACGTATCATTGCTGACGCACAATCAAAACTGTGGGAATTGCATGACGCAAGTCCTACATCTCTTAAAGGTAAAGAGAATGCAGAAAAACAATTAGCTATGGCTAATGTTTCTGCATCATATGATAATAGTGAAATACTTGATGAACTAGACGCTATCGAAAACGATGGCGATTATGACGGTAACGTTGTAGAATAGTTTAATACTTATATATTACGTTCTTCTATGGGAGAACGTAATATATATAAAGTGAAAGGAAACTATGAATATTACATTAGATAATAAACTCAATACGCTTAATGTAGATGAGTTAAGACAAGTTATTCAGTGGACACTTAATGACTTACAAGCTTGGAGTAACAATGACCGTGTCAAAAATGACATAGGCAATCATTGTGCAATGCTTCATGAGGCAGTAAGTTATCAAATAAGCAAAGCTGTTGATAAGAAAAATAATTAATGGGTGGTTGGTTACTATGCGAGGGTTGTGGACGTTATGCACATACACATAATGGTGGTGGCGAAATTAATAACAAACACTATTGCGAACCATGCTATCCAGAATATATAGAAAGGTAATAATGACAAGTAAATTAGATGATATAGAAATAAAATTAAATGATATAGTTTTAATACTTGAAGGTATTAAAAACACCATGCAAAACATGGGTGAGCTTGATAAAGCTATTGTAGGCAAGCTTATGGATTTAGATTCAGTTATCAGTAACGTATACGATACAGATACATTATGAAAGAACATGATGTATATGTATTTGAAAATCAAGATTATAGACAAAAAGATAATATCTTAACTGTTGATTTTCATTTCGGATATGATACTGACGTAGATGACGCTGTTGCACAAATAGACGCAATGGTTCGTCTTATAGACAATGACGGTGACATAGAGTTTACCGTACATAGACCAAGCATATATTGTAAGTCTATGTTAGATGTAATTGGACCAGATGATTATGCCTGATTCATTTACATGTTGGTTATGTGACAAAGTCATACACAATGAATATACCAATAATGCAGAACCTGTATCTATTGGTGTTTGTTGTGCAAAATGCAATATTAAAGTTGTCATTCCTGCCCGAATGCGACAACTTTATAAAACCTAGACCATGTGTCCAAGCTGGCTGTTTAGTTCCCCTTTACAGCCAGCGTCTAGGTTGTTACACGTACGTAGCTTGTAGCACA